GAATCTGAATTTTGTAATATAGTTTCTATTGAATTTCCGGACGATTTAGGCATTTCTAAAGACATATTATCAATTATTGATGAAACTAATAATGAAAAGGTAAAGGTTAGGTTAAATGAAGATTTAACTGAAAGAGGAGTATATGCTCATATTGATGACCAATTCGTTCAAAACGGTATAACTTGGAAACATCAATCAGCAAACATTGCTTCCGGTTTTCTTTCTGAAGAAAGAAATATAATTAGTTTATTAGATTACTTAAAAACTTTAGAAGATAAAATTTCATCTTTAGAAGCTCAAATAAATAAAACGGTTGGTATTTTACTTGTTAAAATAGAAGACGAAAGTGGTAATCAAAAAATTGTTCAAAATAATACAAGTGTTCCAATTTTTGCTGGAAACTATAAAGATGAAGTTTCTTCTTTAGATGAACCTAAAGGAACTATAATAACTAAGAACTATTTTATTAGAATAGAAAATGATGCCGCGACACCTATTCAATTGTCGGTTGCATTGGAAAGGAATAACGCCACGATTTCTAACCAAGACGGTAGTAAATTAACAGGAGTAGGTAGTGATTACTTAAAATCACCGTTAGGATTAAGCAACCCTAAATCAGAAGATATCGTTTCAAAAACAACAGCTTTTAAATTACCCTTTCAAAGTTCACAAGTTAAAGGTCAATTTATATATTCTAGATTTAAAGATATAACAACTACTAAAACTCTTTATGAAAGTAGTGGTACAGTACTCGGTGATATATATAAATTTGATGGATTCACAGGAACTTTACCTATCAATACTCAAAATTACAAAATAGATAATAAATTTTTCATATGGGATGGCAACGCACCATCAACTACTGTAATTAACGGACACAAAGCTGATGAGGTAACTTTTGATATAGATAGAACTTATGTTCATTGTCAACATCCTGATTTATTTGATGGAAATGTAACAATTGATGCAGATTGGAAAAATAGTAATACTTCAATTACTAAAAATAGTAATAAAAATTCTAGTAATTCAGAATTTTATCAACAAGCTTCATTTAAAAACGGATCCTCTCTTTTAACTTCAGTAACATCTAGTAATAAAATATCTTTTCAAGAAAATGATAAATATTTATTGGGCCCAGCTTCTTGTGGAAGTTATTTATATCTAAGTCCTTTAGATTACAGTAGTGTTAGGGTTGAAGGAAACGATAAAACAAGTAAAAAAGAATTACCTTTTGGTGCTGGAAGTGGTATTACTTTACAAGTTGTATATCAATATAGAATGACTGATTATTTTGGTGCTGGAAAGTTAGGTATAGGTAAAGTATCAGGACAAGATGGGATTACTCAATTACAATATACAAAAATCTTAGGATTGGACATATATTATGATGAAAGTAAATTTTCTTTTGATATTGAAATATCATCTAGATATAAATCTAATTCTATTGGTGCATCAGATGTTCCAAGTTCAACATTTCAAAATACTATAAATCAAACTACGAATAACGTAAGTCAGATTACACCTACTATTTCGTAGGTGTAATTTAAAATAAATAAATTTATTTTTTACTTTAATATGCACACATTAACTCAATTTATTGATGAAAAAAACCGTAACCGATCATGGCAACTTTATACTAAGCGCCGAACTAGTATCAAAAAAAGATTGCAAAGATATAATTAAATTTATAGACACTCACGAAAAAGAACATAGTGTATTAAGAGATTATTCAGAAAAAAATAGAAATACAAATTCTAAAGAAATAATTCTTTCAGATATTATAGATTTACCCAAAGCAAAAGAAATTGACGATATTATATTTAAAAGAATAAGTGAAGCTATAAAGAAATTTATAGTACAAAATATTCCTAATGCGCCAAATTTAATGAATAACCTTGAAGATACTGGTTATCAACTAAGAAAAATAATCGGACCTACGTTACAACATGCCGATGGTGTTCAAGTAAATATTTTAAGTAAAGGTACATATAAATATAGAATAGGAACACTTATAATTTCACTTAAAGATACTGGAGATGAAATAGTATTTCCCCATTTAGATGTAACAGTTCCCTTAAAACAAGGAACTATTCTTTTCTTTCCACCTTATTGGACACATGTTCATTATAGTACTTGGGCCGAACAGGAAGGATATAGGATTCAAACCTGGCTTACAAACACAAATGATACGGAATAATGATTATAAAACCTACTATTTTAGTAGGTTTTTTTATTTGATTAAATATTGAAAATAGATACATTGGAATGGCAAAAGTATTCACAAATAAAACATCATATTCTTTATTAAAAACTAATCCTAAACTTACAGGAAATATCAAAATGGTAGTTGATAGTAAAGGAGATATTTTTATTGAAACTATTGATGCTAGTCCAGAACTTACAAGAAACAAATACAAAAGAGTTAAATTAGACCTAGAAAATAATTGGTCTAGTTCTATTTATAATTTTTTCAATAAAGGTTCAATACCTAAAACACTTTTATATGCACTAAAAGACAATGAAGATTTTTATTCTATAAAAACAGATTTTAGTAAACAATATTATACTGATTATCAACAAGGAATTAAACCAAAAATTTCTAAATTATATGATGAGCAAATTTCTTACTTTGCACCAATATGGTTAGAACCTAACGATATTCCTGAACATTTTGCAATTTTCAAGATACCTGAACCCGTTTCAGTTTCTACGAAAAACGAAGTACTACCTTTCAATGAAGATATTGAAAAGCAAATTTATGATACTAACTATTTCGATACATTTCCGGATTCCGGAGCAACAGGAGCAACTGCTAGTGATTATTTTTTCAAGACGGTACTTTCTAAGGCAAAACTACATAAAGTTTTTGATTTAGGAGCAGATTCTACATTAGGTAAGTATTTAAGAAATCATATAAATGATGTAGAAATGCCAGAAAGCTCTTTGACTATTGATTGGAATATAAATTCTAATAGTACAATCAATGGGATATCATTAGAAAAAAGTGGATTCGTAAAACAAGCAATGGATATGTTTAGTGAATCATTTCCGGTAGATAAAACAATAACTGAATTTGATAATTATATTACAAATCAATTTCAAAATAAAGGAGTTGTTCATCCTAACATCATAAATTTAGAATTTTTATTTGATGATGAGGAAGATGCTGATTTTACAATTAATAGATATTTTGGTGTATATTTCAACAAAAACGATATATCTAAATTTAATTTAGATAGTAAAGCATTCTACGATAAAAAATACGATAATATAAAACAAAACAAAGATATTGAATCTAAAACTTCGGTTGATGTTCTTTCTGATTCTAATATTATATTAAAAAATAAAGATGGAATAAAATTATTTGTAGATTACGGAACAGAGTACAACGTACTTAGTTCTGATATAAAAGGGGGTAACTTTTTACCTTATGTTTATTCAACAGATAGAAAATTTTACGACTTAGAAAATAATTTAGATTGGCAAAGTAGTGAATTGATATTAAAAGACAAATCTATAAATACAAGAGATTTTAAAGGATTTACAAAAGATAGTGTAGGTATAATTCCTTCAACAAAAACAAATAAATCAGGTAGGTCTTATTTTGAATTTAAAATCACAGGAACTACGAATTCATTTGAATTAAGAATAAAAGATGTAGATGAATACAAATCTGATTTCAATAAAAAACAAGTTTTTATAGGCGATACAGGATTACCTAAAGGAACATTTGTTGATAATAAGTTTTCTTTAAGTGGAACACCAGATGAAGTTGCAAATGCAATAGTTTCTGCAATAAACTCATATTCAGATTCGGATGAAGATTTCAATATGTATGCAATTACTAAGTTTGATAAAGTTATTGTTTTTACTAGAGGGATTAATGAATATTGGAACAAATACAAATACTTGATTTTTAGTAAAGATTCTAATTTTCCTAATACTATTGAAGTGCCTTATAAAACTTTCGGCAATCTTACAGATTTCAATACAAAAAGAGCAACACCTGGACCACAAGGTTCAACAGGGCCCGCATTTTTAGATTACGATGCCATTGTTTCAAGTTCTGCATCTATGTTTATTAGCCCATCATTTTCTATTTTAGAAAGTAATTTAACAAACGGAAATAATGTAAGTGAAAATAAAATAAGAATTCCTATTGAATTTAGTAGTTACTTTAATACTTCTTTGTTTTTGAAAACACAAACTTGGTATTCTAAAATTGTTTCTGTTGATGCATATTTAGATGAGCCAGTCTTCGAAAGTGGTAGAATAGTAGATTTTACAAATTTCGATAGTTATAAAACTATAAATTGTGAAGGAAATGTTTGGGTATCTAAAGGTGCTCATTCTGAATTATACGAAATAGAAACTAATAAAGTTGGATTAATGTCAATGTATCCAATTAAGCAATTTGATGTTGACCAATTCAGAAGTGATTATGGAAAAGATGGTGATGGATATATTGATAAATTAAATGGTCTTTATACCGAAAAAGGTGGAACGAGTGTAAATGCTTCAAACAACCAAGTATATCCTAATGCTTTTAACATTTCATTTCAAATAAAAAGTTTCAAAGACAGTGGATTTAAAAGATTGGCAGGGAAAATAGATGAAGCAACAAACGATATTGCAACCATTACAAATGAATACGACAGGCTTTCAGAAAATGAATTACCCGAATTATCTATAAAAGGTAGAATTATACCTTATGTTAATAAATGGGTCTATGATGATGACGGAAAAGACGTTAGAGAAAATAATTACAGAATGACTAGTAATAGTGCATTTAGTTATGATAATTTTTCTCCTTCTTCTAAAAACATTTTACCTGATTTTAGATTCTTTACACACGAATGGTACTACCTACAAAAATATCCATATTACTTAACTACAAAAGAAAAAATTGAAGCGTTTTCGTATTTTGAAAATGCAATAGAAAAAGGTAGTTATGAAATAGGCGCTACTAGTGATTTAGGTATAAAAGATGTAACGGAAGATAAATTTTTAGAATATTTTACTGAATATAAAGTAGGTGCAACCGGAGGTGATTACTATTTCCCGGCAAAAAGAAAATATTCTATAATAAGCGGAGGTAACGAAGATTCGTTTGCTGAAACTTTTTTTAGAGGTTCTAAAATAAAATTCAAAAGAAGAGTTGAAAATGATACCCTATTAGATTCTAATATACAAAACATAGGAGTTTTCAAAAGTGATGAATTCAATGATTACAAATTTAGTGCTATATTAACTAACAATACAGAAAATGCATTAAAATATTCGGTAATTGAAAATAAGAAATACAAAACTATAACTATGATTATAGAAGCCAAGTTGCAAGACTATTGGTTGAACTATGACAATAGTGGAAATTATGGAGCAACTGCTTTACTTTTAGATAGAAGTTCATTGTATATTTTAGAAGATAAATTTGATATTACATCAAACAATTTGTATGCAGATACGGAATTAAACGGGTCTATTTCTCCATTTTTAGGAGAGGTTCTTAGTGAAGTTCCAAATTTTACAGGAAACGCAATTGATGGATATACAATAAATGGTACTCAAAATATAGCAAATAATTCTTTACCCAATTTTACAAATCAAATTATACCTAATTCAGATGGAGAATATTCCAAAATAGAAATTTCAACCTTTTTAGGTTCTAATTTACCAAAATTAGTTATAGACAAAATTAAATCTGTAAGTAAAAATACTATTACGGCTGGAGAATTTTATTATGAGACCTTAGTCGGACAGATACCTTTAGATCCAACGTTTTCTGCACTTTATCCAACACCTATTCAATGTTTAGATAAAATACCTAAATATATTAAAGGAGGATTTAATGCATATAAAGGTTTAATAAATGAAATAAGTTTTGCTTCTATATTTGATAAAGTTAATACCGGAAGTGCTGATGTTAATTATCTTACAGTAGACGAAGTGGGAGCAACATCTACAAATACATTTTTAATAGAATTCGAAGATTATTCTATGAATGTAAAAGCCGATTATGTAACTAGCGAACCCGTTATTTTTAATGGTGTTAGTAATAGTAATTTTGAACCAATAGGTTCTAAAACCGTAGGATTGAACAATACTTATTTTTCAACTATGTTTAGATTCAATGGAAAATACAACCCAAAGGTTAATGATGTAATATACTTTAGTGAAGATTTTGATACAAAATTTACAGATGCAATAAGAAAGCAATTAAGATTTACAAATACTAATTTCTTTAGTACTTATCCAGGATTTGGTTTATATAAACAATTATATATAAATAAAATTAATGAACAAAATCCTTTAACTATATTAGATTTAAACAAAGAGGGTTCGCTACGACCAGAATTTTGGAAAGTAGGAGAAATTTCTATTGATAAACAAGATTCTTATATTTTTAGAAGTTGTTGGGACCACAATTTTCATAAAAAGTATGATAGTAAAACTAATTTTACAAGTTTTCCGGGATATATTGAACCTAAAGAAGTACAAAGTTTTTTAGCGTCTACAATTATGAATATACCGGATGATGTAAAAATTGAAAAGTACAGTTCTTCAAATATTGTTATTGATATAAATTTGAACAATATTGTTTCGGGTCAAATAAAAAACACACAAGAATTAATTGATACTATTAATCCAAGTTTAAAACCATTATTTGAAAAATATGTAAATAGTACTTATAACTTTCAAAAATTAGATACTTTTGATGATGACATTGAAAGATACATAAAAACAAATATTTTACCTAGATATTTTTCAAGAGAAATATATGCATATGTAAAGTACAGTTCTAAGTTATCGAATGAACCGGTTTTAGAAACAAGTAAAACCGAACAAGAATTAATATTAGATGGATTTACTAAATTAGAAAACATAAGATTTGTTCAACAAAAATTTAGCGATTTTGATTTCAACTTTACTTATAATAAACCAAGTGATAGAAATGCAACTCTTGCCTTTATTACTAAAGTAACTACGGTTTAGTTATTGATTAAATATTCTAAGTTCGGGTATTATATCCCTTAAAATAAAGTTGATTACATGGCAAATATACACATAAAAGAATTATTCGGTTCTGATAACATCACAGATTTAACAGAAAAAGTTAATTTTAATTTTGACCAATTAATATTGGCCGGAGGTGGACCCGAAGGTCCAATCGGTGGGACTGGTCTTGATGGGGTTTCGGGTCCGGACGGAAAAAGAGGTTCACAATGGGTGGCCGGTTTTGGAGCTACTACTATTAATTTACCAACAGATGGGGTTTATAGAGATAATGATTTTTTATTAGACGATGGTGGTAGTTTTGTCAGTGGTGGAGCGACTGGTCAAGTATTCTACTATAAAGATACTACAAGTACATGGGTTGACACCGGAATAAATTTACGAGGACCGAAAGGAGATGTTGGAGGTGATGGTGATGGTTCAATCAGTATATTGCCCGGATTAACTCAAACTTATGGAACTCAATCGGCATTTGTTCCTACAGAAGCAAAACTTGGTGATTTCATTACTGGTTTAGATACTAGTCTTGATGAAGATGATTATAAAAAAGGGGCTAGTCAAGCATATATTAATGCCGGTGTAGATTATTCAGTAATAGGAAGAGGAAACAATTCACTTGTTTTAGGTAGATATGCAACTCTTTTTCCAACCGGACTTGCTGGTTCAAAATTTACGCCACCTGGAGCAGCGGGTTCAACAAACGGATACCCGACAAATTTTCCTCAATTAGAGGCAAATGTTCCTATGTTGTATGTTTCACAAAATGACTACCAGGACCCAACAATTATTGATAATACTTATAAAAATGGTATTTCGATAGGATTAACTAAATCTCATCCTAATAGCCAATATGGTAGTGATGACCCTTTTAGGATTGGGATGGACTATAATAATAATGCAAATATTAGTATAGAAAATAAATTTCACGATTTAAGGATATCGTCTACTAAATTATTAACTTTGTCGGCAACAAATAATTCAACTTTTTTTAGACTTGGAAATATTATTGCAAGAACCGTTACCGGACAAACTCTGGATGAAAGGTCAACTAAATTATTTTCAGGACAATATACAAATTTCAAAATTAATAATAGTTTTTTTGTAGACTTATCTGATGCTAGTTCAAGTACTAATAATAATGAATTAATACATAATGCACAATCTACTTTCTTTCAAAATGATAAATTTTATGACTCAGATGTGTCTGGTAGTACCGATAATGATACTCGACAAGAAATTTCAAAAACTTTTATTGGAACAAAAAATAATTCTAGTGGAAAAATAGGTGCTAACGAATTAGTATTTTTTAATGGTGATTCACTTACAACAGATGCTGATGGGAAAACTATTACTAGGTCAATTGACCCGACCATTACCACAACTGGTTCTTCTAACACAACTTTTCAAGAACGTTCTATGTTCGATTCAAACAGTAGATATTTTGAATTTAGAATCGGACAAACTACCGTAAAAACAGGAAGAATGGATGGTGTTAATGCAAATGGAACCCCTAAGATAGACCCCCTTTATCCGAACAATACAATAAATATAACATATCAAGGTCAAGGTTACGATACCCCTTTTATACAATATTCAGGTATAGATTTATTTAATACTTATACTGATTCTATAAATGGTGGTGCTTTTAGAGGTTATGCACCTTATGCTGTTATTCCAAATGATAGTGCTTTAGAAGAAGCATTAGGTTACGACATAAAAGACCCAATAGGATTTACGAATGCACAAGATTATAGTGGTTCTAGGTCAATGTCAAGAATGGGTATTTATCCAGGATTTTTTAGAAAAGAAAAAAATGGTACTACTTATACGAGTGGTACTGCTGAAGAAAGACAAGCTAAATTCTTTGATGTTGCACACAGAATGATGCCAACTGGTTCATTGGATGTATTCGGAACGGTAAGAATAAGAGAACAAGAAACAACAGATAATGGTGCAAAAGATGGATGGATTGCAGTAAATAAAAAAGATGGTATTTTAGGATTTCAAGACCCTAATGCCGTTGGTGGTACTATTGGAACACCTACCTTTTCTATTATTATGTTTCCAGAAATGGCATCAAATAAATTTAGTTTTTATGTTGCAAGTAAAAAGACACTTGGTTCTGCAATAGCAACTGCTGAAAAAGCGTATGATTTTAAACCTGGTACTACCGCTGGAAATTTTTCGGCATTTCCCGGAAAAGGTTCAGAGGAATTAAAAGATTATTATATGTGTAACGGTGCTGTTTTGGCAGATGTTAGAGATATATTAGTAACAGGACCATTTTCAAAAATGAAAGGTATGAATGTTGATGCCGATGATGGAAATGAAAATGTTCAAAATGGAATTAATACAGGTACTGGTATCAGTAATACACCAGACTTTTTGTATGAAGTAAACAATGAATATATTTCTCCTGACGGGAGTTACACGAATGCTAGTCCAGCATTAGTATTTGAAAACATGTCAGTGGGGCAATATTATGCAAATGTTATGAATGGGAGTACTGTTATAGAAAACCTTTCAGTCAATAGGAAAAATGGGTTTAACAATGTTACAAAAACCGCTTGGGGATATAGTGTATTGGCCGGAAGTAAAATAGAATCTGGGTTTAGAGTTGTTCTACCTAATTATTTTGGTAGAGTTGCAAAAATGCAATTTCCAAATTCTGAATCAATAATAAGAGCAATAGGTGGTGATAAAATTACCAAAGAATTCAGTACAGATACTAGGGATTCTGGATATACTTATTATAAAACCGGTAATAAAATTACATATAATAAATCTTGGATGATGAAATCTATGTTTGACCCGGGAGGTTTCCCTTATATTAATGGTCTACAAATGCCAAGAAATGTAACTAAAACAGCTGCACACGTACACAATAAAGGAACTTATTCCATCCTGTCCCCGGAAATGATTCCCTCTTTGCCAGTAAGTGCATCGCTTAGCACCAGTTATGGAGCACATGCGCATGTATGGGTTGGTGACGAAAAACCGTTTAAAGGCGTACAACACGATGTTCGAGGAGCAAACGCACAAAGCGAAGATGATACCGCTGATAATTCTACAGATGCAGAGATTGCTGTGTCAGGTGCTCACGGACATCAAAATGACGCATTTGCAGGGGAATCTGGGAGTGCCGGTAGTGAGGTTTTATTTTCAACTGAAAGAAGTTGGATTGATGGTCAAGGAAGAGATTATGCTAAGGCAGCTAATAATCAAAGTGGACAAGCAGTTGAAAATTATGCTAAAAATTATGATATTAACGGATTTGAAATAAAAAGATATTTTGCATATGTCATTGGTGGTACTAATTCATCTCTTAATATATATAGCAATTTTAGTAACTGGGTTAATTATGAGGTTGATACAACCCAAACTAATCCTAGTAATTCAGCCCCTGACCAATCTGGGCAAAAGTTTATTTCTCCACCATTTAAAGGTACTATAATGGCAATTAATCTAAAAGGATTAAGAAACCCAAATAGGTTAGGTGATGACGGAAACCCGTCAGTAATAACAGATTTACATTTTGTAGGAGGTGTTCCACAATGTGGGATAGTTTTTTCAGCCACTCCCCCGGGAACAGATATGTCTTGGTATTCAGAATTAACTAGAACTAATGAATCTAATTATACATCGCCTGGTATAAACTTCACTAATACAACTGATTATTTGAATACTGCGTTGTTTAACAGTAGTTTGGGTTATAAATACGACAATACCGCTGATGCAAATGCAACATCTGGTTCAATAGTACGTGTTGCGGGAATACCTATGTTGTATGCATACGAATATGGATTTAAACAAATGGCAAGAAATGATGATACTATGCATCCGGAAACTTTTGTAGCCACTGAAGGATGGGGGTATCAATTAACATCTACTTTAGATTATAAAGCAGAGACTGACATAACAAAAAGAAGAGTTTGGGATTTATATAGAACTAATTTAACAAGAAGAAATGATTTTAACGCATAATGAAAATAGGTAAATTAGAAATATCGACAAACACATTTATTATTGCTTTACTAGTAGGGGTTATTCTCCTATTAGTAAAATGCAATAATGATTCAAGAAAGAATTTAGAAGCACAAAGTATAATAAGTAAAAATAATATACAAGTACTTAATGATTCTGTAAAATACTTGAAAGGAGAAAACGGACAAGTTATTGCTGAAAGGGGAATTCTTATTGCAAACAAAAAAGATTTAAAAGAAATAAATTCTCAATTGTATAATAAGATAAATGATTTAGAAGAATCTATTCCTAATCTTAAACCAAAGGTAGTAATTGATTACAAAACTAAAATAGAACACGATACTGTTTATATAAGTTCTGATTTAGAATTTATTAATGATAGTTCATATATTGTAAACTTTAAAAAAGATACCATATATGATGAAAATAATTCTAGAAGTTTAGAAGGAAAAATATCTATTGGATTACTTGCAGATAGCATTTCTAAATACAATAAGGTAAAAGTTAGTGATGTAAAATTAACTAAAGACATCATAAATATGAATGCAACTTTAGTTTTAGGTACAAAGGATAAAGAATTGAAAGTTTGGTTAGAAAGTAAGTATCCTGGTTTTGAAGCCAGTAAGATAGAAGCAGTAACTTTAGATCCATCAATTCATCCTGAATTAAAGAAATTAAATAATAAAAAGTACAGTGTTGGTCCTTACGTTGGATTGGGAATAGGTCAGAATTTATCTATCTTACCCACATTCGGAATCGGAATACAATATAGTATTTTCAAATTTTAACAAAAGACAATGAACGTATTTCTAAATTTAGACAGTTCTGATTTCTTACTCGAGTATACATACTACGATTCTGCAAGTCCGGAAATAATAAACACAACCAGCGCACCTTTTTATTTGATGCAAAACGGTCACGATGGAAGTTCATTGGTAATGAATCAAGATGCCTATGGTGCGACATCAAATAATACAAGAAGTCGTTCTGTTGTTCAAATTGCTAGTGCATCAAAAGAATTTGCTCTTTTAACAACTAATAAATTGGGCACTGTATATAATGACTACGATAGTAAATTAACAAATACATCAAGTTTACCTTTAACTTTTACATCAGTAGAAGGAGTAAAATACGATACTGTTAGATTGCATTTTATTCAAGGATTTACCTTCAATGATTTTTTCTCAGGAATAAACATTGATATTAGCGCTAAAGATAAAGTAGATAAAAAAGTAAATCTATTAAGTGCCATTTATAGAACTGAAGATAATTTTGAAATAATGAATCCTAATCCGTTTTTATATTCGGGTAGACAGTATTCATCTTACATAGAATTTAAAATTCCATCTTTGAGATATCTGATTGATACCTCAGGTACAAATACAGATAAACTTGCGTATAAGATTACTGATGGAAACGGTTTTTATGCAAATACATTATTAGATATTAGTGTAGGTAAATTTTCAGATATAACAAAATTAGACAATCAACTTTACACCAAAAGAATTTCTGGTGGTACCACATCTATTTCAACAAAAGATGATTTTTCAGAAGTAGGTGTCTATATTAACGAAAGTACAAGTGGTGATTATATAGAATTCTACGGAACTTATAATGGTGCTATATTCGGTGATTATATGCAAAGTTTAAATAGTAGTGGATTAGGTAATCACATTGCAATACATAAATTAAACATAACCGAACAATTACCTAATACAATAGGAAGTTATAATATTGTAGGTAGATATAATCCATTAACAAATGTACCAAATTTAAGTGATAATACTTACTTAGCAAATTTTACGGATGGTGATTATTGGGTAGCAACGGAAACCGGATTTTCTTCTCAATTAAGTAAAGATGTAAAAAAAGGTAATTTTATTGTGTATGATTCAAGTTTAGCAGGACTGATAAAAGTTGATGTTATTGATTCTTACGATATTCAAAATTATTCAAATATTTCTAAATTAATTAGAACAGGGGAACAAGAATTTATACAAGATAGTAATTTCGTAGACGAAAATACATTTAGACCAGTCTTGAAATTCGGAGGTAGCGCATTATCTTACAAATTAGATTATACATTACAAATATTCAATACAAGCACTAATAGTACTATTGAAAAAAGAGGTACTTATGTTAGTTTTGAGCCACAAAAATATGGAAAAGAATTATTGAAATTGAATACTAGAGATAATATTCAAGTTTTTAATGTATTCAACAAAAAACCAATAACAACAATAACAAATACTAGTACAGCAACCATTAGTAACGGCATAGAAAGTACAGATTTATATAGTAAAAACTTAACTGCATTTAAACAAGTTAAAAATGTATACTCAGGTGTTACAGAAGTAAACATAGATTCGGATGGTAAGATAACCCCAAATGTAAATCCAGATTCTGTTACAAATATTAAAGGACAAGGAACTGCATCTGTTTACATATCACCTTTTGATACCTTTTTGCAATTTGCATTATATGAACAAATAGAAAATAAATCATTTAGAAGTATTGATTTGAATAAGGTAGGACAAATTTTTATGAATTTTACCAATAAAAAAGGTGAAATCATAAAAATAGAAAGTACTAAAAATCAAAACGTAGACGAATCAAAAGGTCAAGTTCTTTTTAGAGTTAAATCTGAATTGTATAATCAAGTAATAGATTCTGGGAATGATGTGTTTTTTATAACTTGTAAAGTTGGAGAAAATAGTCCAGAAAGTCCTTTATATACAGGAAGATACAAAGATTATTCAAAAATTGTAGATGATGAAATTGAAATATTAATAAATCAACAAAGACAAGCAATAAGTGATTTGAATGAGAATATAATTGATTTAGATAGAAGGTTAATGCTTTCTATAAAAGAAAATCTCGAAGCAGCTTCGTCTAGTAAAGAATTAGAAGCAAAGTTAATGAAAGTAATAAAATCTAATTTAGCATCTAGTTCAAATAATAAAGAATTAGAAAGAAAGTTAACCGAAGCGCTATCATTAACAAGTATTACTAAAAATACTGGTTCAACTGCTAACGATAAATCAATTGATGATAATTCAATGAATATAAAATCTAGCACATTTAATCCATTTGGACCGACTAGTATTGCTGGACCGACTAGTAATCCATTTAATATTTCGGGACCAACAAATAGAAATAGATAATAAAAAACATTTAGTTATATGCGCCACCTTGCAAGAAAAGATTTATTTTATATTGAATTTACTAAAAAGTTTATTCCTGATACAATTGAAGAATTCTATAAGCCATATGTAAAGAATATGCCAACTCAGTTGGAAAGTCCTAGAACTTTAGTAGAAAGTACTTTACAAGGAGTTACTATTCCTAGTTATCAATACGAAGGAGTTGAACAAGGTTTCGTTGACACTCTTAATAAGAATGAAATAAAAACAACTTGGAGAAGTACCTTGAATGCACAAGAATTAACAGAAAAAAATCTTACGTTAACTTTTAAATTAATAAACGGTTATGTAAACTATTGGATTCTTTTAGATACATTTTTCTTTCATTATGATATGAAAAATCCGAGTGCTTTCATAGGAGACATTACTTTAAGAATGCTAGATAATCAAGAAAATATAATGTTTAGTAGAGTATATCGAGATTGCATCTTAACAGGAATTAGCGATTTCGAACTTAGTTATTCTGAAAATATACAAACATTTGAAACTTTCAACATTACTTTGCAATATAGTAAAGTTGAATCAACTTTTGCGAATCCAGGAAATCCTAATACCTTTACTAGTAATCCTAGTAAGTTTACTGGAAAAACAACTTGATTAAATAAAAAAAAGGATATTAAGTGAAGAAATTTAAAAATATACGCGATTCAATTTCATTCGATAGTTTGAATGAAGAAAAGAAAATGCCCTTAGATAAGTATTTACAAGGTCTAAACGATTTAGAAAGTGCTGCAAGAGATGAAAGAAATCCTTTAGTTACAAGTGGTGTTCTAAAAGACTACTATAATAGAGCTATGCAAATAGGTAATAAATCAAATCATTTTGATAGTAAACTTAGAAAGAAAATAAACAAGATTAATAAAGAACTTGCTAATTTAAGTAGTGGTAAAAAAACAAATGAAATCATTGCCGATAACATTGCTTTGATTCTAAAAGAAATTGAAAATCAAGATAAATTAGGAATTTTCAATGAGAATGATTTTGCGGCAACACCTGGTTCTGTTAATGGAATGGGGGCAGTTGAAATACCCGAAGTAGGTGGTAAATTAGGTAGTGGGGATGTGTTCGGTGGAACAGCAGACGATGAAGTTTCTGTTCAAGAACCCGCCAAGACTATTTCAATGAAAAAATTCAAAAAAGTTAAAGAAGATAAAACTATTTCAGAAAAAGAAATTTATATTCCTATTAACGATTTTGGGGACCCAGCAACTTTAATACAAATTTTAGCAACTGAATTGTCAAAAAGAAGTTCTGAAGACTTTTCATCTATTGTACCCGAATTAACTAATTTAGAAGTTAGTTACAATGGATTAGTAGATATAAAATCTTTAGATACTATTTCAAGAATATTAGATACGGATAAAAAAGTTCTAAAAAAGAAAATGGATAAAATAATATCTAAAAATATTGAAGTCTTAGAAAATTTACAAGTAGAATTGTTAATAAAAGTAATATCGGACCCAGAATCTTTAAACGAAGGAATAATGGGTAGAGCATTGGGAGGTATAGCTGGTTTTGCATTGGGGCCAAAAATTGGAAAAGCAATTGCAAGAGTTCTTGGTATAGAAAAAGGACCACTTTTTAATGTTCTTACTTCAAGAATAGTTAGTGCTGCATTAGCCCAAGAATTAACAAAAAAATTATTTTAATGCAATACTTATTTGAATTTGTTAAAGAAGATAAAAAGATTAAAAAACACGAAAGACTTTTGATTGATTCTGTTATTGAATTCATGCAAGATAAATTAAAATTCAAACCTAATAGAATAACAGTAAAGAAAAAGTTTTCTGATACGCATATCGGAGATGTTGTACTTAGTGACGCATCTTTGAACAAAGGTAAATTTACATTACATTTTAATCCGGACCAAGGTTATAGAATGATAATAGGTGCATTGATACACGAATTAACACATGTTAAACAAATAACAAATGGTGAACTTAGACCATCCGAAGATTGGAAATCTGTCTTATGGAAAGATGATACAGAACTTTCAGTGAAAGATTATAAAAAAGCACAAAAAAACTACGATAATTACAAAAACCTGGCTTGGGAAAAAGAGGCATACGATAATCAAAACAATCTAAAAAATGAATACATTTCTTCTAAGTATTTTAAGAATCTTAAAGGAAAAGACGATACTTTAGATTTTATAATTGATAATATATGAAACAACTAAAACAAACAGACTTAAAAATTATAAGAGAAAAATGGTACAAGGAACAAAATGGTATTTGTCCTATACTTGGAAACTATTATGATATTTCAGAATTTTGTATAGATCACCAACATAAACTTGTAAAAGAAGTTGCTGATGAAACTGGGAAAGGATTATGCAGAGGTGCAATTCAATTTCAAGCAAATGCATTAGAAGGGAAAATTACAAATTCATTCAATAGATTAGGATTAAGTAAACATACAGATATGATTACATTTCTTAGAAACCTTGCAGACTATTTAGAAAGCAACAAGATTCACACAGATGAAAAACTGATCCATCCTAATGAAGCACCAAGAAAACCTATTTTAATGAAATCAAGTTACAATAAGTTAGTGAAAGAAATTGATGGTAAACAAAAAGTTCCTGAATTTAAACAAAAGAAAGGTAACTTGACAGTACCATTAAAAAAACTATTTGAAAAGTATAACATAGAACCAGAATTTAAAAAGTCATGAAAAAACTATTTAGATATATGTTTAGGTGGCAAATGAGCACACCTATTTTAGCAATTATTCCTTTTATACTATCTAAGTTCGACATATCAAACTTTTGGATAACAGCATTTATTGCCAATCTAATAGGTTCGTTGATATTTTTTAAAGTAGATGAATATATTTTTTCTAAGGAATTAACAAGATTTCAAAGATTAAGATTAAAGGTTATGAAAAGAAAAAAGAAAAAATCTAAAAAGTAGAATCTGTTATTTTCAGGTCATAGTCTTTAAAATTTTCAAACAATTTTCTATCAGTTTCTATTCTTCTTTCAACAGAATCAGCATCATTTCTACTAGACAATCTCATTTTTCTAATTCTTTCATCAATATCTAAATAAATAATAAAAGAATTTTTTCTATCTTTTTTTGGTAGTTCTGTTATGGCAAGAGGTGTCATTATGAAAATATCGGAAGAGTTGAATTCTTTAACAGTAGTTCCATATAACCATCCTCTAAATTCTTTATGTTCATAGAATTTATCATTGAGTATCATTTTATTAAATTCTTCTGAATTACAATAATAATAATCTACACCTTGTAATTCCCCAACTCTAGGTTTTCGGGTAGTATATGAAATACTAGGATTAAAACCTTTCTTTATAAATTTTTCTTTTAAGAAATCTTTTCCGGAACCACCGTGTCCACAAATTATAATTCTTTTATTTATTTCCATATGATATCTATTCCTAAATCTTTTAATTTTAATTCTATCATTAATATAGTTTCTTCTTTATTTACGAAATGACATTGAACTTCTTGTATTTTTACTCTTTCAGGAACTATTATCATTTCTTCTATTATAAAATCAGAAACTACTATTTTATAATCACTACGAACAGAAACATCTAAATCTTCTCTTTTAAAATTATATGTATTAACAAGACATCTATATGTATCGTGTTTATTTGAATATTGAAAACTATTGAATTGCATATCTTTACTTTTAATTATTATACTTATTAAATGTAAATATCTATATAAATGTTTCTTTAGATTATCATTAATATTAATATATTATCATTAATTAAACTAATACTAATAGATATTTTAGCAACTATATATTACCCCTGGAGAATTATACAATTATTAAATGCATAGCCATCAGGTTTTATTTTATTTTACCCTAACTATTTTTGATATGCCCTCTTATTTAGAATGGTTCTAAATAAGGAAATAATAAAATTAAGTTGATATTGATAAAATATTTTGATTATTAATTAGCTTAACTATATAAGTAATACGATTGGTAGCTACTAAGTATGAAAGTAAATTTATAAAAACAAAGTAAAAAAAAGTAAGATTATGGTAGACATATTTGATTTATCCGTAGATGATTTAGAAAAAGACGTAAAGAAATCATACGTAAACAACGAGTTCAAACCGAACCCTAAAGAAGCAAAAGATGGTGTTTATAGAGCACTAGTAAGACCAGTTTATTGGTTAGAAAATCACAAAAAATCCTTTATTCCAAAAACAACATTCTATTTCGATAAGAATGATGGTAATGACACAGGAAACAATTTCTTTGATTCAGCCTTTTCAGTAGGTGATGAATGCTTAGCAATGAATACTTTCTTTGATTTAAAAAGAGAAGGTAAATTAGATGCAAGAGCAGAACAATTAGCAAAGGATATTAGACCTAAAAGTTCATTTTTCTATCTAGTATTAGTAGAATCTGACGCTGTTAATCCAGATAATGAAGGAAAACTGTTGGTTTATAAAGCACCTATTCAAGTGCATAAAATCTTACAAGGTGCAATCAATGTGTCTGATGAAGATAAATCAATAGGTATCAAACCTTGCAATATCTTTGATCCGTTTAAAGGTAAGTCCATAAGATTACAAATAAATACTGTTGGTAATAACTGGAACTACAATGGAACAGTTACATTATCAGAAGCAGGTCCTCTAATGTTCAAAGGTTCTGAATTATCTGCTGATAAGAAAGATGAATTTGTTGAATTCTTACAAGAAGGAAATACATTAATGGCACCTTATAAGTATAAGAAAAGTGCTGACGATAGAATGAAGTTATTATTATCTATCATTTCAGAAAAGACCGGAAAGCAATTCGGTAATATTAAACCAGCACAAATTAGTGCAAATATTAACATAGAAGGTTTAGAAGATACCCCAGCTCCAAAAAAGAAAGCAAAGGTTGAAACTGAAGTTGCTAAAGAAAGTGTTGTAGAAGAAGTACAAACCAATACTTTAAAAAATGCAAGACCCGACAATACCCCCACAGATGATGATGTTTTCGATGACATCCTAGAAGGTTTAGATGTGTAATTAATATTAGTTTAAAGGGGGATAAGTTTTTATCCCCCTTTTTTATTTTTTAAAAGTTGTAATGGGAGATATAAGAAAAGATATTGAAGAAATTTGCAAAGATATATTGTACAAGACGCATACTGAATCTGAAAAAAGAAGATTAGTAGACAATAAAGAAAATCAATTAGAAATGGCTTGTCCTTGCTGTGGAGATTCTAAAACTAATCCATCTAAGAAACGAGGTATATTATATTTAGATTCTTTCAAGTACTATTGTTGGAATGGTGATTGTAATGCAAAATATTGGTCTATATTTAAGTTCTTTGAACAATTCGGTAAGAAGATAAAAAATTTAGACCAAATTGTTGAAATTACAAAAGTAATTGAAAAATCAAAAAGATTAAGAAAACCTACAAAGTTAATTGATTCGAGTGATTATTTCGAATTCCTATATAACAATTCTATTTCAATTTTAGATTTAGAAAAACACTATGGTTTGTTTACTGCAGATCGTTGTAAATGGGGAGCTCAATTTTTGAAAGGTAGATTGTTACATAGATTTCAAGATAGAATTCGATTTAGAAAAAACAAATTTGGCAATAGAGAAGTCTGGGTCTTGAACAAAATTGATGAAAATGAAAAGGTAGTAGGATTACAAATAAAGAATTTAGATTTTGGTATGAAATATAGTACTAAAACTTTTCCTGTTCTAGTAGAAGAAATGAATAGAGAGGTACAATATCCTGATGATGCACCTTTCGTAGAAAAACTTTCAACACTATCAATAATTTTCAATTTATTCAATGTTGATATCGAAGATAAGGTAACTGTTTTTGAAGGACCATTTGATTCTTTCTTTGTTCCTAATTCAGTAGCAACCGCTGGTGCAAGTAAATTAAAGAACTTTTTTGATGGATTAGATAATATAAGGTATTGGTTTGATAACGATACTACCGGCAAAAACAGTTCAATAGATAAAATAAAAAGTAAAAATACTTGTTTTTTATGGAAAAGGTTTTTCAAAAATACTGCATTTAATAATAAGAAGGTTAAAGATTTAAACGAACTTGTAGTTTATATATACGAAAATAGAGAATATAAAAACTCATTAAGTTATATTAAAGATTGCTTTAGTAAAAACAAATACGACATATATCATGTTTAATTTATACAAAAATACAAAGAAAATTGTAAAGAAAAACGGCAAGTTATTTATTGTAGATTTCGACAAAGAAATTATTCCAGAACCGAAAGGTAATGATATAGTTATTGAACAAGAAAAATTAAAGCAAATAATAAAAAAACCTACTATAAAAATTAAAGAACCCAAAAAAGGAAAAAAACTATTTTAATGTCTGAAGAAAAAGAAATATCCAAGTTTGATAAATTAGATATGGCATTTGCAAAACAACGCTTTGAAATATCTACACACATAAAAGAAAATATTACTAATCCAATGGGAAGTATTAATAATATTTCGGATATACAAGTTCATATATTATCACAAAGACAACTATTGGTAGATAAGTCAAATGAGATGAGAGTTTCGATTGTAAAAAGAAACAAATCTTTAGGTAGTGCAAGAAAACAAAAGTACAGATTCTATAAATTAGAGTATGATATTAAATTAAATGATTATGAAATAAAAAATCATATCGAAGCAGACATGGAAGATAGTTACAATGTAATTAAAATGATTGAAAATCAAATAACTTTTTATAAAGAAACAATCGAAACTTTAGATAAGAGTATATGGATGATAAAATACCTAATAGATACTGAAAAATTCAAATCGGGTAGTTTTTAGCATAGTTAAATAAAGTACAAGTAACAAAGTAAAAGAAAGTAACTATGCGATTCGAGACTACTCATTCAGGTAAGATTTTAACACTAATAGATGCAACTGTATTAGAAAGAAAACAACTAAGTTTATCCTTAACAAAAAAACTTGAAACTTATAATTTTTTACCTCCAGCGGTAAAGAGAAAATGGAATGGGATTATATCCTATTTTCATAAAGACAAATTTGTTCCTATTGGATTATGGAAAGAAATTAAGTACGTAGCTGAAACTTATAAATTTCCTTTAGAAATAAAAGGATTAGGTGATGCACTTTTTTACAAAGATGTTTCCAGAGAAGATTTTCAAGAATGGGTTGATAATAAATTTGAAGGTTCCCTTGATTCTAAAGGTAAACCTTTTCTTCCGTATGATTATCAAATAAATACAGCATATAAAATTTTAACTAATAAAATATGCATAAGTGAACTTACAACGGCTGCAGGTAAATCTTTGATTATATTTATATGTATTGCTTATTTTCAAGAAAAGGAATTAAGTAAAAAATTCTTAATGATTGTTCCATCAATTGACCTTGTAATTCAAGCATATGAAAATTTTCATGAATACAATTCTTTCTTAACTGAAGAAAATAAAGTTCCTTTGAACATTAAACAGATTCACGGTGGAGAAAAGAAAGATTTTACTGCATCACAAAATATTCATGTTAGTACATTTCAATCATTAGGTAAATTTCAAAATTCTTATTTTACAGCATTCGATACTGTTATTGTTGATGAATGTCATAGAACAAAATCTAATACTATTAGAGAATGTATAAGTAAATGTGTTAATGTTGAAAGACGATTTGGATTAACAGGAACAACCCCTAAACAAGGCACACTTGACAGTTTAACGCTTCAGGCTTATTTAGGACCAACGGTTATTGAAATTCGTGCAGAAGAACTACAAGAAATGGGTACTATTTCGGAAGTAGAAATTGCAATTGTAGAATTCAATTATCCTGAGGAAGTTCAAAAAAGATTTGATTTGATTAGAAAAGATTTAACGGGAGAAGATAAAGGTAAACTATTAAAAATAGAACAAGACTTTGTTATTCAATACAAACCAAGAATTGAAACTATATCTAAAATTATTTCAAAAGTAAAAAAGAATCAATTAGTTTTATTTCACAGACAAGTATATGGTAAAGAATTAAAAAAATACTTAGAAGATAATACTGACAAAGAAGTTTACTTTATATATGGGGAAATCAAAAAAGATGATAGGGTAGAAATAAAAAAATTGATGGAATTAGGTACTAATAAAGTTCTAGTCGCAAGTTACGGAACTCTTAGTACAGGAGTTAACATTAAAAATATTCACAATATTCATTTTACTGAATCTTTTAAATCTGATGTAATAGTTAGACAATCAATAGGAAGAGGATTAAGAAAACATAAAGATAAAGATAAGTTAAGACTTTATGATTATGTAGACTGTTTAGATTCTAATAAAAAGTCAATGCTAGTAAATCATTCTAGGGTTAGAAAAACTATCTATAAAGAACAAGGATTTAATTACGTAATCAAAAAAGTTTCGTTGGGTTAAATATATAATGAAGGACCTTTGTTATTTTCTGAATGAAAATTTTTCATTGCAAATAAAAGAATATTTAGATTCTAAATATGGGGATTCAGAATATGAATCTTTAGAAAAAGCAAACGTTATTGCGTTATTAGACGGTATGATACAATTAAGTGTAACTACTAGAAATAAACCTAAAAATACAAATCCAGATTCCTTACAAGAAATAGGTTCGAGTTGGGTTTCTATTTATAAAAAAATAAAGTAGTTATGAAATCACTTAATGAATTTTTAAATGAAGCATCTAAGTCAAAATCTCAAAGAAGATTATTCGGTATGGCATTGGCATATAAAAGAGGAGAATTAGAAGATGATGTGTCCGATGAAATAATAGAACTTTCAAAGTTACCAGAAGATAAACTAAAAGATTACGCTGAAACTAAAGAAACTAATTTACCAGAAAAGATTGACGAAAGAAAAACTTTACAAGTAAAAAGAAAATACGGTCAATATGATTCTATAAAAGTTGGTGCAAATGCCCCTGTTAGAAATAACATATTAGGTTTCATTGCAGAAAAAGGACATTGTACTAAACAAGAATTAAAAGAATTTATACAATCAAAAAATGAAGATTCTGGTTCTAGAACTAGTATGAGTTGGTTTAATAAAAATTCATCATACATTAAAGAATTTAAAAAAGATGGTGTAATATGTTGTAAACTTTCTAATTTAGGTCAAAGAGTTATAAACAAAACTACAATAAACGAATAGATTAAATAAACAAAGAAAAATAAAACATTTTACATGAAAAAGTTAACTAATTTTATAAACGAAGCTGAAAAGTCAAAAAAACAAAAAGAATATCAAGAATTTTTTGATAAAAAATTAAAGAAATTTGATGTTAAATCTCCAGCTGAATTATCTGATGCTGACAAAAAGAAATTCTTTAATGAAATAGATAAAGAGTGGACACAAGAACCAACAAACGAAAAGCAAGTTGAAGAAGATTATGATTCTGAAGAAGATGATGATTCTAAGAAAATGAAAGCTAAGAAAGAATCTTACGAATCTAAAGACAAAGGAAAAGACAAAGAGGAATTATATTCATCTGAAGACGAAGAGGTAGAAGAATCTGAAGACGATGAAATGGAAGAAGATAGTTATAACGAATCTAGTAAAAAAAAGGTAAATGAAGCAAAGAAAATCAAAGAAAAAGACGCTAAAAAAAGACTAGAACAAATTAGACAATCTTTAAGAAGAGAAGACCTAAGTTATGGTGAAATTGCAGAACTTGAAGCACTTTCTGATTTTATCGAAGCTGATGATATCGAATTAAGACAAGCTGCTGGATTACCGGAAGCTGAGTATGACATGGATGGAAACATTCTTGAACACGAAAAAGGTGATACTGCAGAAATATCTGTTACTAAATCAGAAATGGAAAAGTTACATAAAGACGGTAAAATTGATATCGACAAAGACGGTGTAATTTTTAGTCTTGTTTTTAAACACGATGAATCAATGCACGAAGCTAAATTGAATGAAGATGGATATGCAGAAGGTTCTATTAAAGAAGCATTGGCATTATTAGCAGGTAGTACTAATAAAAGAGACAAGCAAATAATGAAATTACTAAGAAGTGCATTAAAAGATTTGTACTAAAAATAAAAAATAGAAATACTATTATAAAGGAACTTTTTAAGTTCCTTTTTTTTGTTGATTAAATAATAAAAACATATCTATACTATGATTAAATTATTCGAAGGTGGAAAGGCAGTTCCTAACGTAATGCCAATTAAAGCAGAGGAAACTATGCCAACTTTAAAAGACATAGATAAGAAAATCTTAATTAGATTTCTAAAACTTAAAGGTAAAGAATGGGCCGCATTAGGTTCAACAGGGAAAAAACTACCCGGACAAACAAGTGGAGATATTGATATTGCAATTGATACTAGTGCAATAGCAAAGAATTTAAACATTTCAAAAGAAGAAGTTGGTCAAAAGATTTTAGATTTACTAGATGTTGCATATCCTAAAATGGATAAAAACTATATGCATGGATTAGGAATACTTTCATTAGCATATCCAATCAAAGGTGGTAGTGGAAATGTTCAAGTTGATTTAATGCTACAAGATAACATTGATTTTGCTAGATGGATGTTTCATTCCCCAGATTTTACAAAACAAGAATCAGCTTGGAAAGGTTTATATAGAACGGAATTATTGAAAGCTATTGGATATGCTGTTACTGATGAAGGACTTACAACATATTGGGAAGATGAATTCGAAGGAAAATATAAAGGACAAATTAAGAAACGGGGTAGAATTATGTTAGACCCAAACAAAGGATATAAAAAACAAATAAAATCTTACGTAGGAAAAACAGGTAAACTTGTAAAAAATGGTAAGAGTGAATGGGAAGAGTTCATAAGTAAAGACCCTGAACTAATTACAAAATCGCTATTAGGTATTGATGCAACAATTAAAGATACGAATTCGTTTGAATCTGTTTGGAAAGCAATGCAAAAGAAAGATTTCCCCTGGAAGAAAGACCTTTCTAAAATTGTTAACTATTTTGTAGATGTTATCAACAGAAAAGGTTTACCATTACCTAAAGAATTAGGTGTAAAAGAAAATTTCGATTTTAAGATGAAAAAATTTGCATTTTACCTAAAAAATTCGTAAATTTAAAAAAAGATATATCATGGCAGGATTACAACACCTATTCGACATATACAGTAAACAAGGTTCAGAATTTATAAATAACCTTTTTAATAAGAAATTAGTAGTTTCTGAAAAACCAGATGGTTCTGTTTTTTCTGCACAACAAAATGCAGAAGGTACTATGGATTTCTTTAAAAGAGATGATAGACAACCAATAACTAAATTGGATAGAACTATAATGTCTTTGTATGAACCACCTATTGAATATATACAAAAAATCGTTGGTTCTAAAAAATTACCTGACAATTTAAGATTTGGATTTGAGTATTTTCAAAATACAAAACCAGTTTCTATTGCATATGATAGACTACCAAAAAATGGATTAGTCTTAACACATATGAAAGAAATGAATGACAAAGGTAAAGTTGTTAAATTTATTGACGACCCAAGAACTTTAAAAAAGTGGTCAAAGTATTTTGATGTAGAAGAACCTTTTATAATTTTTGATGGAGCATTGAGTAAATTACAAAAAGAACAATTAGAAGACTTTTTAAAAACGCCATTTGAAGATTTAGTAAAAGAATTTAATACTTCATCTTTTACTAAGTTTATTGTTTCTATCTTGGACCCTAAATTAAAGAAAACAGCATTGAACAATACATTAGACAAACCGATTGAAGGTTTAGTTTTTAAGTTCAACGATGGCGAATATTTAGCAAAGGTAGTTGATCCAATGTTTACTCAAATGGCAAGAGATAAAGCACACGCAAGAGTTAACCAACAAGATACTAACGATGAATTTGGATTAGTCCTATATTCATTTATTGGTTGGGTAGAAGAAAGTGATGTATTCAAAGATTTTATTGCTGATGGTTCAAACGAAGATGAAAAATATTTAGACTTAATGACTAGAGTAATAAAAAGATTCATTGATGAAAATTCAACTTTCTTGAAAGGACTTAACATTAAAAAACCAGATTTTGCAAAAGCACCGGAATTTGCATTGAATACAAAAATGATTAAAAGTAAAGATGTTGTAGATTTTGTAAAGAAAAATAAAGATTCGGAAGAAATATTTAAAATTTTACTATCTAGTTTTAGAAAACTTAAAAAAAGAAAAACAAAAAGAATTGATGATAATTTAAAAAATCAAATAAATTTAGTTGTTAGTAAAGTTAAAGATATAACCTCAAAGGTAAACGAAGCATTCTTAACATTCAGCGAATGGAAAAAGACTTTGTAACCTTTTAGATTAAATACATTATAAAAAAATATATTATTATGGCTAAAGATAAGAAAGAAATCGTAGAAAAAGAAGTTAAAGTTGTTGACGAAGTTAAAGTTGACGAAGTAGTTAAAGAAAAAGTTGTTAAGGCTGAAGGGAAAGGTAAAGTTATTCAACTAACACACAAATCAGCAACTTTCGAAGACGGAACTGTTGTTAAAATTGTAAGTAGAAAACAACATACTGAATTGAAAAAATTAAGATAATAAAACAGTATCATCGAAGTATTAAAATTTAAAGACTACATTTTTGTAGTCTTTTTTTTTGTATTAAATAATATAAATGATACAAGTAAATGGGGTAGTTAGAGAGTTTCACGTAAAAGTATTTGCAATTTTTTTATCTTTAATATATCCTTTTATTATGATTTATAATATAGGGATACTAGATTCTTTATCCCAGTATTGGACTACGGAGTTTCAACCACTTTTTATAATATCAAATATTATATGTTCTTATTTCTTTTTTTCGTTAAAGAATTGGAAAATACCAAGTTTTTTCTTAATGCTATTAACAAGTTTTAGTTGGGCAGATTATCAATTATTCCACAATATATTTGCAGTATGTTTTTATTTTTCTTGTTTATATTGTTTATTTAAAATCAACAGATATAAATTTTTTAGAATTTTATATATGATATCTATATTAGCATATCCTTACAGTATTCTTTTAGGAGAAATAATTACTATACTAATCCTTAGTTCTTTTCATTTGAAAATATTATTGTATAAAGAAAAACTAGAAAAACGAAACACATTAAATAAGAAAACAAATACTTAGTATGGCAAAAGAAGATATTATAAAAAAAGATATAATTACTGAACTAAAAGATATGGAATCAGAAAATGACCAATCCCATTTAGAACCAGTTAATGTTGTTATCGGAAGATATCAACCATTCACAATAGGACATTTAGGTATGGCCAAAGAATTAGAAAAAATTAATGGATTGCCATCGGTCTATATTTACATAAGAAGTAAAAGTGGAAAAAATTCTAAATTTAGTGATAATTTGACTATCAACTATATGGATGATATTGCAAAAGGTCAAGATTTAGTTAGAGATGCCTGGAGTATGACCGGTTCATTTATTCCGGTTGTTATAATGGAAACTCAACGCAGAGGATACAATCCAGTTCTAATTGGTGCCGGAGAAGATAGAGCAAAAACTTATACTGGGATGGCAAAGAGAATGAAAAACATTACTACGCATCCTGATTTTGCAATTCAAGAATTAAAAGGAAGACTAACATCAGGAACCGAAGTTAGACAAGCAATTATAGATGGTGATGAAAAGAAATTCAAAAAATTTACACCTAAACAAATTCATCCTTACTACAAACAACTTAAAGATGAATTAGAAGATACAGCAGTACTTGCCGAATCTGTTGATATTGAATCTGTTGTTATGGATTGTAATTTAGATGTAGATACAATTTCTGACATATTGGAATCTTATGGTGAAGATTTATTTTCTGATGCTTTAATAGTTGAATCTATTTTAGATTATGAATTAAACGAAAAAAAGTCAAAGAGACAAACCTTTAGTGAATATCTTAAAGATTTGGATGATAGATTTGTAGATGGTATAAATGCAATTAAAGGACAAAACGGTTCAGATGATAAATTAGAAAATAGACAATCGGCAATGCATTCTTTAGGTTCTATATTTAGGAATTACATTTCATCATTACAAAAAGAATACGGTAAAGATAAAAATCAATTAACCTTTATCAAGGAACAAGCCGAAATATACAATATAGATATGCTATCTTTAGAAGAAGCAATCAAATATAAAAAAGGTAAAACTTATCAATCCGGAAATGGTTGGACTGTTTACAAAAATGACGATGAAGTTCATTTTTCTATTGAAGTAGACCAGAGTTCTGGTTGGTCAACAGACCCACATTATACTGACGAAATGAGATTTATGGATTCTGGTAAAAGAAAGGGGACATATAGAATCAAAAGTGGTAATATAGAAAAACAAGCAAAAGAAATGTTCGATATTGGTACTAAAGAAAATGACGAAAATTACGGATTAACTTATAAAGATTATGCCGATATTATCAGATTATCAATTAATATGCAAAATGCCATAAATATGAACGAATCTGAATTGAATGAAAAGTTTAACTTTAAAAAAGCAGTTAAGTCCATTAAAAAGTACTTAGATAAAGAAGATATTCAACAAGCAACACCTCAAATTTATGATTATGTTGAAGAATACCTTAGAAAAAGATATTGGAATTATAAAAAAGAGATAGATGAAATAGTAAAATCTATAAAAGGAATTGCGGTGGATTATATTCAAGATGTTATATATATAGAATATGAAATACCTGATGATGTATATCACAATACCAATCGAAAACAACGAATCAAACAATCAATTCCTTTACCTAAAAATTTACAAGAAAATATGCAAAATGCCATAAATATGAAAGAATCTGAATTGAATGAAAAATCTGACCTTGAAAAATTAGTAAATGCCGGTTTTCTTGACCGTATTTACCCTCCTACAAATACTAAAAATTGGGGTAAGTATACCGAAAAAGATTTCAATGAACAATGGAGGAATCAGTCTACGTGGTCAATGAGCATGGCAGAGCAAGCATATAAAGCTAGAAAGAATATCAAAGAGAAAGAAGAAATCTTATTAAAAATAGGATTATCATTTGATGCATATAGATCTGAAGAGGATATGAAGAATGCAGGAAAAGCCTTTTACGAAAGGTGGATGAAACATGAAAAATTACAAGAAAATGTGAACGAAGGAAGAAAACCTAAATTAAAATTTAAAAAAGAATATCCTACATATGCGGCTGGATATGGTACAACATTAGACAATGTTGCTAACTACATAGAAGACAATGGTTATTTTTATAATCAACAAGAATTTTTTGGTGCATTTGGTGATGCATTTTTTAAGCCAAAAAAAGGTAAAACGCAAAGTAAAACTATTACTATTTTTCGAGACAAACAAGGAAAAGAACCAATAGGAAACTTACACATTTCTATTTACAATAGAGGGGTTGATGGAAATACATATGAATTAGTTATGTACCACGACCAATTAATGAGAGAATCTTTAGATGAAGAACTACACAATCAGTCTTTGACAAAATCTAATGTTAAAATTTTCGAAAAGATTTTGATGTTTAGAAAGGGAACTTTAGAATTAGAAAATGACGAAAAAGATTTTATTCCTTTCTTATCTAAAATTTCTGAAAGTAAACTACAAAAATTCAAAGACTTTCAATACGATTCTAAATTAACTGAATCTATATTAGATTTTGATAAATTCAAAGACAATGTACTTGAAAGTAATTTTATTAAAAGACATTTAAAACCTTTCTTAATTATGGAAGGATTGAATGACTACGCAATAGAAAAGTTAGTTGAAGGTTTCTTGAAAGTTAATCATGTAGAATATTGTAACTATTTTAAAGGAAATGTGAATGAAGGAATAGATAACTCTGAAAAACCTTTTTACGATATGTAAATAAAATTAAATAAGATATGCAATATAATCATTGGAAAGGAAATCTAATAAGTTCTTCAAACGGAACTTATATAATCACAGAAAGCGGTGATGTAATAATAATCAAATAAAAAAAGGGAATCAATTACGATTCCCTTTTTTGTTAATAGTATTTCTTACCAGTCTTTTGTTCAATTGCCTTTTGTTGTTTTTCATCTAGTACACCCCAAGTTTCATCATTCATCATTTCCCTAACAATTTCCCTGAATTCATCTCCAGCTCCATATGTCAATTTGTGTTTTTCATCCTTTTCCATTTGACTTTGAATAGTAGTTGTTCCCTCTGTACCACTGTGATGTTCTACAATTGAAGTTCCTACAAAAATGTGAGGTATCTTGTACCATTGACAGGCAACAGAATACCAATTATCACAAAACCAAAATTTTATTCGTTCTTCTAATTTACCGAACTTTTCAAAAACATTTCTTGATTGAAATAAACACCAACCAGCAACATGATTACGAACACTATATCCAACTTCTACTTTATCTAAATTTTCTTTATGCCATTGCTCTTTTGGATTGGCCGGAGATGCCGAAACATATTTCCATTGTTTTTCATTTAGTTTTCTTTGACTAAAAATAACTTGTAATATTTTCAATGCCCAGTTTTTCTTAAAGTCTAAATCGTTATTGCATAAACAAGACCATTCAGCTGTTCCTTGTTCTAATCCTAAATTTAAGTAAGTGTGGTATCCGAATTCTAAATCTGGATGAGATACTTTAGGATGAATTGTTTTTATAGTATGTCCTTTGGTTTCAAATTCATCAAAAGATGTTTCTGTATCACTTTCAACTACAATTGCATTAAAACGTATTAAAGAGCAATCTTCACTATCAAATAATGTTTGTAAACATTTTGTTGTTTCTTGAAGTAGTTCTTTGTTTTTTGCCCAAGATATTATGATGACATCAACATCAATTGGTTTTGCAGGTTTTTCTGACATTGTTTAAATTCTTTAAAATAAAACTTCTTTCTTTCTTATTTAATAAGTATAACAAAGCAAATATTTTTATGGAACTAAGAATTAGTAATATTCTAGATTTACAATTAACCAATGACGATGTGAATTCGTTTATTGACGTTTTCGGAACACTTAAAAATGAAATACATGCACAGAAAAATAAAGTAGGATTTAAAAAGAATGGAAAAGTTACTATCGAATTGCACGATGAAACTGTAGAATTTATACTTACCTTATGTGAATCGGCAGGTATTTTAAGTGATACGGAAACTAAAGAACAAGAAAAGGAAAACGATAAATGATATTAGACATAGAACAAAATAGGTATTCAGATACTGTTAATATTTCTTATATTGATTCTGATAGAAATAGACAAATCTTGTCTGTTAAAAAAAGAGATTTCTGGAAGTGGAGATACTATGAAGGTCCTAATGCCGACATCAAATACAAATCTTGGGATGATAAAAGAGTAGTAAGAATTTCCTACAAAGATAACGATACAATTGATAAAAAAAGTATCTGGGAATGGATTAACACACAACCAGAATACAAAAAGATATTGTATGAATTCAATATGCCTAAGATTTTATTTTGTGATATTGAAACAGATATCCACGATGGATTCCCGGATGTAACTTTAGCAAAAGAAAAAATAACTGCAATAACGGTTTGTTGGAAAGATGACAATAATAAAATTCAAGTTGTTATATTAGGAGAAAAAGAAAATTTCGATTACGATAAGCAAAAGAAGATGAATGAATTCTTATCTGATTACTTTGTTAAGGTAACTGATTTGAAGATCGTAATGAAATATGTTCATATTCCTGATGAAGTAAAACTTTTAGAATCGTTTGTAAAGATATGTTCAAAGTTCCCTGTAATAACAGGATGGAACTTTATAAATACGTTCAGAGCAAATTGGGCAAATGACAACGGATTTGATTGGCCTTTCTTAACTAAAAGAATGGATAACCTCAAAGTTGATTACAAATCTATTTCTCCTACCAACAAATTGAATAACAAAAAAGATGTAGGTAAAGTTCCGCATCATTTTGCAGTTGTTGACTATATGTATTACTTTGATGCATTCGATAGAAGTATAAAGGTAAAAGAATCTAAATCATTAGATTTTGTATCTTCTAATGTATTAAAGGTAAAAAAGTTGAAGTACGGTAACTATCCAGTAATGAATGGTGATGTCTTAAAAGAAATGTATGCAAAGGATTATGATACATATTGTCTTTATAACGCAGTCGATACTATTCTTGTTTTGTTGATTCACGAAAAAAGACAACCCTTTTCTGCAATCTTGGCACAAGGAAATGGTTCTTGCAATCCAATAGACAAGGCCGATTCGGCTGTAAATGTTACCGAAGGATATATGTCTAAGGCATATACTTCAAAATCAAAAGTTATGCCAATCATTGATACTTCTCAAAGAGAAAAAGAATGGTACGAAGGAGCTTACGTAAAACAACCAATTGCTGGTTTGCATACATTAACAGCTTGTTATGATTTTAGTTCACTGTATCCATCTATTTCTCGTTTCTTAGAATTAGGTTTTGAAAACTTTGATAGAAAGGAAACCAACAATTTAAAATTTTACAGTAAGTATAAACCAGTATCTATCGAAACTGAAAGACCTAAGAACGATGAGATCATTTCAGTGTCCGGTTGTATATTCAAAAAAGGAAGATCAACATTGAAAGGAGTATATGATGAATTGTACACTGATAGAAAGAAAAATCAATATCGTTCAAAATTATGTGCAAAAATAGCACATGAAATAAAACAAAAACGTAAATAATTACATTTAACTATAAACAAATACATTTAGCATGAAGAAAGTAATATTAAAAACCGTAGATTTGGTAAAGTTCAATAACTTTATAGATTCGTTAATCCCTTTAGATGACGCATCAACTATTTATTTTAAAATAGACCAAGAAGGAATCAGAACAGATGCACACAATTCATCCGGAACTCTTATCAAAAGTATGAGAATGCAAATAGGAGAATTATGTGGTGAATCAAATTTAGATAATGAAAATTTATCATCACCTATTAAACTTTGTTTTTATGATGGTAACAAAGTAAAGAAAGCATTTAGTTTTCTAAGTGGTAATGATATTAAAATTGAAATTGTGTATTCTGAATTAGATGGCGAATACTTTGGAGAAAGTATGAAAGTTTCCAGTCCTAAAATTTCATTAACTTTAGATGCTGCAGACCCAACACTTTTTGAGTTCGCAAATGTTCCAGAAGAAAAGATTGCACAAGTAAAAGATACATCAGCTTCTGATTGTAACTTTAAAATGACTGCAAACGAAATCTTGCAAGTTAAGAAATTTATGGATTTCGATTCAAGTGATGAATTAGAATTTAAAGTTAATGGTCAAGTAAAGGTTTGTTCAGAAGGTTCATATTCTATTGATATAGATGAAGAATTTGAAGGACTTGTAGGTGGTGGAGAAAAATCTTATAAGTTAGATAAGAAATTGTTCAAAGCTGTTGATGCAAATTCATATAATGTTTATCCAATCTTAGATGAAGATAAGATTATTTTTGAAACAGTCGACAAAACTATGGAAGTAGTTATTACTTTACATGAAGAAGTTGAACTTTAATGACAGCAACTATTCAAAATATGTCAACAGAAGAGATAGAGAATTTCGATTGGGATTCTCTATCTCCATCTGAAACAGATTCGGTTCTATCTCAATTACAAGATGAAGCAAATATATATTCAACACTAGAACAATCCAATAAATTAGTATTGAATTCTATATATGGTGCAATGGCCAGTAAGTATTTTTATTTCTATAATAAAACACTTGCTGAAACTATTACTATGCAAGGTCAAGATGCAATTAGGTATTCTGAAAAAGCATTAGATACTTACTTTCATAAAATGTTTCATAAAGATATTGCTCTTTTGAAAAAACTAAAAGAAATGTGTCCTGATGTAAACTTAGAACCCGTTCCTTGTACGAAACCTACTGTTGTTTATATAGATACGGATTCGGCATATGTTACATTTGAAGAGGCTGCAGAAAAAATAAATTGGACAGGTTCGGCTGCAGATTTAATATTAACAATAAATGAAATTAGGTTAAAAGGATATCTAAAAAAGGTATTTGATAAATACGCACAATCGTACAATACCGAAAATCATTTAGATTTTGAATTAGAAACTATAAGTAAATCTGGTATTTGGGTTAAGAAAAAGAAATATACGCAAGATATTGTTTGGCAAGATGGTAAGTTCTACGAACCAGGAACTTATACAAAAACGACAGGACTTGAAATTATTCGTTTAACAACACCACCTTTTTGTAGACCGGAATTGTCAAGATTAGTTCAATGGATATTTGACAATGGTAAAAATTTCACACAAAGAGATATTACTATTGAATTATTGAAGTTGAAAAAAAGATTTGCAATTGCTGACTTAGAAGATATTTGTATTACAACAGGAATAGGTGATTACGAAAAATATATTTTAGACGATAAAGATAGTTTGAATTATGCAAGTGGTTGTAGTACACATACTAGAGGTGCTGCAATTCATAATATGTTTATCAACAACAATCCATCTTTTGAAAATAAGTACGAAAGACTTAGAACTGGAGATAAGGTTAAGTGGTACTATGCAAAATCACACAAGGAAGCATATAACGTATTTTCTTTCAATAGAGGAGCGCATCCTAAAGAATTTGCACCTGAAATTGATATTGATTTAATGTTCGAAAAAACAGTCATTAATCCATTGAACAATATTATTCAGTCGATGCCTGGTATAAATGCATTGTCAGGTTCGTTGAAAATTAAAAAACGTTTATTTTAAAATAATTTATAATATGGCAAAAACAAGTAAAAAACATAGTTCTGTTGATGACATTTTCAAAGAACTTGGCGAGATTAATCCTTTTGGTAGTAGTAATTTTGGTGAATCTGAGATTTATAAAAACAATGTTTGGATTGATTCTGGTAATTGGATTTTAAATGCAGCCCTAAGCGGTTCTATTAAAAAAGGATTTCCAAGTACTAAGCAATCTTCTTTAGTTGGAGAATCTGGGTCTGGTAAAACATTCTTAACACTTAATGCTGTAAGGAATGCACAATTAGCCGGATATACACCAATTTACTACGATACTGAAGGAGCAGTTGACCCTCAAAGTTGTATAAATTTTGGAATTGATCTGAAAAACTTTAGACACGAACCCGTTTCAGAAATCGAAAAGTTGAAAACGATGTATGCTATTTTCATTAAGAACTTGACAGCATTAAAAATAAAAGGTCAAAAAATTCCTAAGTTTTTATTAGTTCTTGATTCAATAGGAATGGTCGCATCATCAAAAGAAATCGAAGATGCAAGAACAGGAAACAGTGCTGCAGATATGACTAGAGCAAAACAAATTCGTTCTTTCTTTAGAATTATTACTTCTGATTTGAATTCGTTAGGTATTCCAATGATATTTACAAATCATACGATGGTAAACATTGGTGGTTATGGAGACCCAGTTGTTCAAGGTGGTGGTGGAGGAGTTGTTTATTCACCAAGTATCACCTTGTATCTATCTAAAGCAAAACTTAAAGATGATAAGGAAGATGAAAAAAGACAAACGGGTGTTATTGTAACAGCTAAAACTGGAAAGAATAGATTTGCACAACCAAAAACAATCAAGTTCCCTATTTTCTTTGATAGACCATTTAATCGTTATATGGGTATTCAAGATTATTTAGGATGGGATAATGTAGGTATTGCAAAAGGAAACTTACTAACAGAAAAAGAATACAATAAACTTACAGGAGCTGCAAAAGAAAAGGTAAAAGTATTTACACCTACTGATAGCGAAGAGGTTATGTATTTTGCACCTAAAGAAACGGCAAGAAAATATATTGTTGAACATTTAGGTGAAGCAATTGATACAAGACAATTGTTTAGTGAAAGAGTAATGCAACCCTTAGAAGATCGTTTCGATGAACTCGTCAAAAAGGACTTTGAATTTAGTTCACAAGAAACAGATGATGAAATTGAAGAATTGATTGATACTTCTGAATTAGACGAATAAAATAAAATAATTTTAAAATTAGGTTCCACATTTCTTTGATTTGTGGAATTTTTTTTGTATCTTATACTTGGATTAAATAGTCTATGAAAGCATTAAACGAATTTTTAAACGAACAGAAATCATTTAAAAAAATGGAAAAATTTAATGGTACAACACAAGAAAAAGCATTAAGTTTTATAAAACGTTATACAATTAAAAAAGCAGTAGAAAATGCTAAGATGGTAAAGGGTGCTTTTGAAAGAAATTATTTTGATTCAGATAATGAATTTAAAGAACACCAAGACTATTGGGATGAAGTAATAGAAAAAATAACAAAACATAAATGAAAGCATTAAACGAATTTTTAAACGAAGGAAAGAAATTTAAGGAAGGTAGTATTGTTACTATCAAAGATGAATACTTAGATGACCCGGCAGAAAAGGACATGGAATATAAAGTTACTAATGTTAACAACGGTACTAAAAGAGTATACATTGAACCGATTGAATTCGATGGTGCTATTAAACCAGAGCAAATAGTTGGTATGAATATGGTTGAACTTAAAGAAAGTATTAACGAAGGATTTGAATCCGAAGGTAAATCTTTAAAAGATTTATTAAAAGCAATTAATAAATTACCAGATACAATTTCATCAATAAGTGTTCCGGTTGATTTAGATACATTTGCAAGTCAAAGTATTAAAATTGACACTAGTGATAAAAATTGGAGAAAAGAGGTTGAAAAAACATTAAAAGAAACTCTTAAAGATAAAAAAGCAAAAACGATTGATACTTTTCTGTTGAAGTCTTATTTTGGTAGAGGTGGAAAAGCAACAGATTCTTACTACATTAAATTGCAATCGCAAGGTTCAAGAGATTTTGCAAGTGATATGGGCAAAGGAAAATTTGGTTCATTAGATTAAAAAAATTACAACTATGAATAACTTAAAACATTTCTTAACAGAAAACGAATCTTTAAACGAAGCTAGAAATAGTAAAAAAGTTTTGTCTGACTTAGAATCTTATTTAGGAACTGAAGAAAAAGGTTCTACGGATTTACAATATTCATTTAAAGCAATATTGAAGGCTGCATTAATAGATGCAAACTTTCATTCAGAAGCTGGAATATTAGATTCTATATTTCCAAAGGCTAAAATAGATGATAGGATGACCAACAATAAAGAATATTGGGATAGTAGTCTTAGAGAAAGAGGTGTAGGATATGCAAAAATGTTGAAATGGGATGGGTATGATATTTTATTCGTATTTGATGAATTTGCAAAAAAGTATCTTCCAGGATTTGACATAAAAGGAATAATGGAATAGAATCATATAAATATTTATAATTAGAAGACTAAAATTTTTTAGTCTTTTTTTTGTTGTAATATACAAATAAAATTGTATGATAAACACAAGTGAATTCGAAAAGATATTTTTACTATTTGCATTAGAAAATCCGGTCTACTTAGAACCAACTGAAAGAGGTTTCTTTTCTGTACCAGAAATAGATTTACTATCAACTTTATCAAAAAGATATTACAAAAAATATAAGATATCTCCATCTAAAGAAAACCTATGGATGCTTATTTCAACTGGGGAACTTGAAGAAAGATGTCCTAAAATATTCTTTGATGAAATCTTTAAGAAAGATATAAAAGAATATGATATCAGTTGGGTAGAAGAAACTGCACAATCCTGGATCAGATGGAAACATTTAGATTCTTCTATCGTTGATACCGTAGAATATATTAATACCGCAAAGGTAACACCAGAAAACGTAGGTACTATTGTTGATTCGGTTAAGAACTTAATAAACGGTAGAAACAACATTACTTTTGATGATGATTTAGGTACAGACTTTTTTGATACTAAATCACACGTAATGTCCGCAGAAGACTTATTAAGTTCTAATTATGATTTCATTGATAAGAACGTAGGTGGTCACTCTAAAGGTACATTGAATGTTTATGTTGCACCACCGAACACAGGAAAGTCTTTATTCTTAGCACAAGATGCTTCAAATTATTGTAAAGCTGGTAAAAACGTATTGTTTATATCACTTGAAATGGGAGGTCAAAAGGTTCATAAAAGAATCGGTGCCGACATATTCAATATGAATGTAAACGCATACGATAAGAAATCTTTAGATGAAACTTTTATGAAACAAAAGATTCAAGATTTTAAGAATAGTAATATAGTTACACCTGGTGCTTTGACTGTAAAAAATTATGAAACAAGTAATGCAACTGCTGATGACATTGATAATTTTATCGGTAAAATTCAAGATGTTGTAGGAATAACATATGATGTAATATTAGTTGATTATATTAATATTATGAAAGATATTAAAAATCCTAATTCAGAATCAACATATATCAAGATTAAAAACATTTGTGAAGATTTAAGAGCTGTTGCTCAAAGAAGAAATGTAGTAATGTTAAGTGCAACTCAAACCAATAGAGCTGGATTCGATTCATCAAATATTAATATGGGAATGATTGCAGAATCAGCTGGATTGGCCGCAACTTGTGATACTATTTTAGCGATCATCCAAACACCTGAAATGAATCTTGACAAGTACTATTGGTTGAAATTACTTAAAGTTAGGGATGGTCAAGGTAAAGGAATGAAGTGTAAAATAAACATAGACTATGACTATATGAGACTTCAAGAAACTAATACTATAATCTTTGATGAAGAGATTTAAAATATTTCATCTAAAAAATTCATTTAATAAGTATAATTAAAACTCTATATGTCAGACGATAAGAAATCAAACAAAAAAACTAACTACTATCTACAAGAAAGATATTTAAGTGGTGAAATGAATACCACCCCTATATCATTTGAACCGGATACTGGCAGTAAAATGTATTCGAACAATTCACAAGAATCTGTAAGTAAGAAAATGGATTTAGAAGAAATGGAATTATCAATGCAAGAGAATGAAACAATAAAACAAATAATTGATGACATTCCATTAGAAAGAACTATAAACTTACCTATTGAAAAGGTCAATAAGATTTATGCTTATTGTATGATTCTTTTAAAGACAAACGTACATTTATCTAGATTAACAAAGATAGAAATGTTTGCTTTAATTACAGATTACATTAATCTAAACGAAAAAGAAACTAAGTATTTCTACAAAAACCTTTCTATTAAATTTAAGGGGGAATTATTAGATGAATTGAAAAACGCTAAACTATACAAGGATAATAAACTTTTCTAATATGTCAAAAGTATTCATTTTTACCGACCCACATTTAGGTGCTAGGTCAAATTCAACAGAATGGATGGATATAATGGAAGAGGCACATTTTAAATTCATTATTCCAACTATTAAAAAACATTTCAAACCAGGTGATATCATAATAAATTGTGGTGATGTTTTCGATAACAGAACATCCATCAATGTTAAATCTATGGATTTAGGTATCAAGATTTTTGAAGAACTAAGTGAAATTGGTCCTGTCCATATCATTGCTGGAAATCACGATATCTATTATAAAACAAGTACTGAAATATCAAGTTTAGATATACTAAAATATATTCCAAATGTTACTGTACATAAAGATGTTAATGTTTTAGAACATGATGGCATTAAGTTTTTAATGATGCCATGGCAAAAAGATGTAAAGGAAGAAGCCGAAACTTTACAAAAATATCAAAAAGAACATTCCTGTCAATATGCATTTATGCATGGAACATTCTCGTTAATCAAATATAACAAGTACGTTAAAATTGATAAAAACGATGGTGCAAATCCTAAAAGTGCTGATGGTTATAAAAAGGTTTATACCGGACACATTCATTGGTCACAACAAAAAGGAAATATTAATGTAGTAGGAACACCTTATCAAATTACAAGAGGAGATTCTGGCAATTCAAAAGGTATGTTTGTATTAGACTTAGAAACAGGAAAAGAAACTTTTTATGAAAATAATATATCTCCTAAGTTTATACAATTTACTATTGATACTATAACGAAAGAACAAATGATGGATATTAATGAGCAAAGTAAAAATAACTTTGTTGATATAAACATTAAAGAAAAATTGTTATCTACAAACTCATCAAAATTGACAAAGGTATTTCATAAGATAGGAGAAAAAGCTAGACTGCTAAATATTTTTCCTATTGAATCCGATTACGGAGAAATTGATGAAGAATCATCTTCTTTAGATGCAAAGGAACTTATCAATAGAGAAATTGATAATAGATTTAAAGGAGAAGATAATAAGAAAGCAAGAAAGATTTTTGAAAATTTATTTAAAGGAATATGAAATTAGTTAAATTAGAATACAAAAACTTTAATTCATACGGAAATAAGATTACCAAAATAGAATTCGATGAAAAAGGTAATATGATAATGCTTATAGGTCAATCTGGACACGGTAAGTCAACTATTAGAGAAGTTATATCATATTTGATTTATGGAAAGGTACAGGAAAAGAAACTTGGAGATTTACCTAATAGAATTAATAAGACATTGTGGGGTAAAATTACCCTGATTGCAAAAGGTTCTACTATTACAATTGAAAGAGGTATATCACCTAAAGTATTAGAAGTTTATATTGACGGGGTTGTTCAGGATGTTGCCGGTAACAGTAACATTCAAGGTATAATTGAAAATGATTATATGAAAATACCTCAATCAACTTTTGACAATGTTATTTCTATATCGGTTGATAAATTCAAATCGTTTTTAACAATGAAACCATCCGACAAAAGAAAGATATTAGACCAAATATTTGGTATATTATTCTTTAATAAGATACATGATTCATTGAGAGATTTTGTAAAAGATTACAATAATGATATAGGAAACTTAGGTGGTCAAGTTCGAGTTTTGATGGAAAACAAAAAAACTATTGAAGAAAAAATAAAATCTTTAGATGCAGAAAAATCAAAAGATATAACGGACAAATTAGAAGAGGTAATAGAGAACATAAATTCATTAACTGACAGTATGTTAGAAATGACTGAAACCTCAGAGGATATTGATAGTAAAGCCAATCTTGCATTTGAAAAAATGACAAAATTAACTAAATCAAAAAACGAATATGCCTTTAAGATTAAAGATTGTAATCATAAATTAAAAGTTTATGATACTGATACTTGTCCAACTTGTAAGTCCGATTTGACAGATGATGTTCATACAAAAAATAAAGAAAAGATTAGAGAAGAAAAGATTCAATATGAAAATGAATTAAAAGGTGTCAAGGCTTCTATTGGTAAATTAAAAGATATTCAATCAACAATAGATAAAAAGAAACAAGTACTAGGTAATACAATTTACGAAACTAGATTGTCTTTAGATAAATTAAAAGGTAAACAAGAAAATCTATCAAAACCTAAAGTAGAAACAAACGAATTCGATTCTGTATTAGAAAATACTATTGAAAAGATTGATTTGATATTGATTGCTATTCAAGAAAAGAAAAAAGATGAATACCTATATGCAGAACTAAGTAAGATATTTGGTGAAGATGGTGTCAAGTTACAGATAATGAAAAACTTTTTACCTAGTTTTAATAAGTCTATAAATGAAATTAGTAAAAAATTACATTTCCCATACAAGGTTGAAATTGATGAAAGGTTTAATAGTAAATTAATATCTATTGGTGAAGAAATTAATCCTAAAACTCTTAGTACAGGAGAAAGAAAGAAAGCTGATTTTGCTGTGTTGATCTCTTTGATACATATTATGAAAAGAAATTATCCTAATATCAATTTATTGTTCCTGGATGAAATACTTGCATCCTTAGATGCAAATTCAATACACGAGGTATTATTGTTGATTAGGAATGTCGTAGATGATTTAGATTTGACAGTATTTGTAATCAATCACAGTGAATTGCCAAAAGAAATGTTTGATTATGTTTATGCCGTTAATAAAGTTGCTGGGTTCAGTGAATTGTTGATAGATGAATGTTAGGTGATTAAATAAAGAAAGGGAATTGTCGGTATTGACGTACCTATCCCTTTCTTTAAAAATAATTAATCTAATGTATTTAATCTCACGAGAATGGTGTAAAGAAACCCCTTTTTACTTCTACAAAACAACAAATCTTATTAATAAAAAGTTCTACTATGGTAGTGGCACAGATGAAGAAGACTATTTAGGTTCTGGTATTGCTATTGATAGGGCAATCAAAAAGTATGGAAAAGAAAATTTTCATATTGAAAAACTAAGATACTTTCAAACAAGAAAAGATGCCTATGAATATGAAGATAGATTTTTAAATTTATTTGATTTAAAAAATATAAAAGAATCTTATAATTTGAAAAATAGTGCTTGTGGATTTGAACAAGGACATACTTATACTGCAAATAAAGTAGTGGTAAAAGATAAATATGGAAATAATTCACAAGTAGATACTGATAATCCAAGATATAATTCAGGTGAATTAATGCCTATAAATAAAGATAGAATTGTTGTGAAAGATACTGATGGTAATAAATTTAGTGTTTCAGTTGATGACCCGAAATACCTTTCTGGTGAATTAGTTGGTCATACTAAAGGTAAAGTAACAACTAAAGATTCAAATGGAAATATTCGTGTTGTATCAATTGATGACGAAAGATATTTGTCCGGAGAACTTACACACGTTAGTAAAAACTTAGTTGCTGTAAAAGATATAGATGGAAATATATTATCGGTAAGTAAATGTGATAATAGAATTAAATCAGGTGAACTTGTATATTTGACTACTGGTATGGTGGGAGTAAAAGATATTAATGGTAACCAATTTAGAGTATCTGTAAATGATATTAGATATATCTCAGGTGAGTTAGTCGCATTATCTAAAGGTAGGTGGACTTGGAATAAACTTTTGTATATAAATAATAAACACAAATCTGTAAAGGAATGGACAAAGTTCTATGGTTTGAAACAGATTAAATACTTAAAGGAATATTTAGAAAGTAACAATATAAATTATGGGCGAAACTTACAATAATTACCAAAATAAGGATGATGTTTTATTCCGTAATTTGATAGTCGGAACTCTACATGCTTTAGATGATAGGATATTTTGGAACAATGTTATAGACAATAAAAAAACAAAAGTAGATGTGCCTGCATATTTTACTGTTGCTGGTTCTGAAAGATTTTTAAGTGATATATTTTTGAACTC